CTTGGCTCTGCGCTTGTTCTCCATAGCCACGTTGTCAGACTTAGAAACAACACGAAGATTAGACTTGCGGTCATCACCAGCACGTCCCTTGTTGTTCTTATGGTCTACTTCTTTATGGCGAGGAAGATTCTCTCCAGTGCTGTCTTCGTAATCAACACGGGCTTTGTTAGAAGAAGTAGTAACAACTTCCCCATTCTTCTTGCGACGTTTGAAAACATAGATAGGTCTACCACCGTTCTGCTTACTGCCTTTGTAAGGTCCAAAGCGTTTAATCATTGTCCCATTGTCCTCTCAGCACTAGCAATCCTATGATTGCGTAGTTAGCCATGTCTATGAACGAATCTTCTAAAGGCTCGTTCTCAGGTTCCTTGTTGTTATCTATTAAGTTGTTTATCCGAGCAAGTTTATCATGCATACGCACACGCAAGCCGTTCAAAGGACCGCCAGGACTTTCGGAAATGTTCTTGGGTCCGTAGTCGTTATGCTTCTTTATGAGAAGTTCAGCGAGCGAGTCGTAGGTGTACCACACGACCAAATCAAACTTGCTTGGCTCGTCATCATTTAGTTCCATTGTCATTAAGGAACCTTTCTAGTTGGTCAAACATATTCTGTGTACCAGTGATTACTTCAGCCTCTTCCACGAACTCCTCAAAGTCTTCACCACTAGCGTTAATCATCATGAGTGTGACACTCTGAGTCAAGCCGTAGGCTTCTTCCCAGTCCTTATCTAAGATGTAGTTGGTAAGTTCACCCAAGAAGGTAAAGAGATTGAAGTTATAGCGTGGGTTGAGTTTAACCATCCAGTCATACTCCACACCGAAATGGTCCATATACTCAAATAGATTACCTGTCTTGAAGTTATCCTTCTTGCAGGCAAATGTGCCATCGTCTTCAGGTAATAACATTATTGAGCACCCGCTATCTTTTCTTTGAAGTAGTCTGAACCGTGAACTCTATAAAGGGAGTTGACATCTTCGCCTTCGGGTGCTTGGATAATAACAAGATTAGACAACTCTCGGGAAAGGGACTTGCCGAACTCAGAGCCCGCATTATCTCCATCTGCGAAGAGGAAAACCTTATCGAAGTCAGCCAAGAGCCGAGTGTAATGTTTCTTCCAATTATTAACGCCAGGGACACCAACCGCTGGTATGTTGCATACCATGTCCAAGGTGATGGTATCGATTTCACCTTCACAAATGCAAATGTATGACGATGCACGGAAAAACGCTCCCACGTTATACAAGTGTGTCGTAGCCCCAGCCAAGCCCATGTATCGTGGCTCTTCGTGTCCGAGACTTCTGAATCGAATGTCAACCACACCTGACTTTGTAAGGTACGGGATAGCGAGCCGATTCGTATACGCTTCATGACCAGTTAGCGGGTCTAAGACGACGCCCAAGCGTGCCTTCTCCGCTGCTTCCATTGTGATTCCCCGTTCTGCGAGGTAATCCTCCGCTTCGTGCAGAGCGCTGTGGTAATACTTTGCCGCTCTCATCAAAGATTCTTTTTGCGATGTTGACTGCTTCACGAAACTCCACTCCTTCTTTAGCCATAATTATAGCATACGCATCACCTTTTATCTGACATGCAAAGCAACAGAAAGCATTCTCATCTCTTGTCGCTGAGGCACTGTTGTGCCTATCGTCATGGAAGGGACACTTCATTGAGAACCACCCATGTCGAGTCGGTACTCGGGCGCCGTAGTGCTCTAAAACTACTGATATATCAGGCTTTTCCATCGATTGCCTTTCGTAAGAGTTCTACCCACACTGACACTGGAAGCGTAGCATACCAGTCAGCAGGGTTGCCTTTACCCTTACGTTTATGAATGACAACTCCCGTCCATGCTTTGGAGTTTTTAGTTTCAACTTCTAATTCTGCTAGCCAACCAGCCAAATCTAACTTGGCATGGTTCTTGATTTCAATACAGACACCATTGATGCCTGAGATATCACCTTTATCTAAAGTGGCTCCCGCAAGCCGTCTTTCTGCGTACGGGAACCACTCTTGTAGATATTTAACTACGTCTCGTTCTGCTTGCGAACCCTTAATCTTGGACTTGCTTGACATTAGTACCAGCCGTTCCTTTGCCAAAAAGCCCACGCCTTTGAGGGCGTGTCGTAACGGTGGACAATGTATTTAATCCCCATATTCACTTGGTATTCAATTGTTGAGCCTTGAGGTGTACCCAATACTTGGGCAATACCATAGGCAGATGAGTGAGGGTTCTTGGCTTTCCAGTTCCAAGCAGACTCCTTACCCCATAACTTCGCTAACGCTGACCATTCACGGTTAGGATTGCGAAACATCTTATTCACTTTTTCTTTTGCATATGTCCTTGCATACAATACTGGACTTGCCATAACGGCTTCTCTGTCAGAAATTTTTCTGACCAAAGACTCCGTATGAGTAGTCTTGATGAGCCACGCACCCACACCGTGGGGCATAGTTGCCACAAATATTGCAATCGCGGACATTATTGTTACTGTTGTCAGTTTCATCTTTACTCCTCAATGGGTGCGGTTGCCTGTGTTCCACAGTCAGCACACTCCATATCTAGAAAATACATCCCAATGGTGTTGTCTTCTGCGAAGACTACCTTGAGATTCCATACGAAACTCCCACAGATGCACACCGTAGTTGGATTACCACGGATATCCATCGCCTTGTCATAACTCGGTTTGAGTTCTGAGATTGGTCTGGACATTAGGACCTATCTGGGATATCTGATACGTCCATGACTTCAGGGTTGAATTGCAACCAATGAGCCGTACCCCCTGAAGGGTCTGCTTTGCCATATCGGTTCTTTACGGGCGCGACGGCTATATATCCTGGCGCGTCGGAACCTACCGTGCAAATCAGCGCTGGCAACTGTGCCACCATGCCCTGCAAAGCAGAACGTGGTTGACACGGAGTACCAGCATACGACTCTTTGGTGTGATGTAGTACGAGAATAGCAGAGTTCGTATCTCTTGCGAGATATTTCAACTCTTTGATTGTGGAACGCATGCCCGCAAACTCTTCTCCCCCATCGTTGGAGATGTCCATTAAGTTGTCTACAACGATAAGAGTTGGAGCACAGCCCCACAACTCTTCAAAGGCTAGCACCTCTTGGTCCAAATCAGCCAGCGTTGGTGCTGACTCAAAAGACCAAAAGACATGCCCTGAAGAATCATTGATGATTTTCCGTGACTCTTCGACTTTATCAGAGAGCATAACTTCTGCCTCTGTTTGAGTCTTGCCAGTAATCATGGAAAGTAGGCGCATAGCCATAGTATGCGCGTTTGTGTCGGCACTTACATACAACGTCGGTACTTTGGTACGCAACGCTATCGCAAGTGCAAGTGTCGACTTACCAGCACCAGGGGTACCAGCAATCATCGACACTTCCGACCTGCGAAAGATTATCTTGTTGTTGTCAAGCGTACGAAACACCGAGGGTAGTGGTTCACCACCGATGTCCGCGCTACCAACAGCACGGGCAAGGGTTCTCATGTTTTAGAATGTGCTCCATTCAGGCTCATTCCTGCGAAGGAATATCGCATCACATTGGTCAGGTGTTCCCTTTGGAGTAGGGCACATATAACCCTTCCAAGGACCCTTAGCACTAGAACCTTGACGCTTGGTCATAGGACCATGCTTGCAACTACGTCCTGTCGGAGCAGTTGATGGTGTTGATGTTTGTGGTACAGGTGATACAGGTGTTGCGTTAGGGAACTGTGCTCCCACGTTAGCAACTGCCTGCTCAAATGATGGTGCTCCTTCGATAGAAGTAGCCATCGTAGTTAGTATTGATTCAGCACCTTCAGGACCAAGCACATCTGAAAGATGTGTCTTGAAGGAAGCAAAGTCATCTCCTGCGATGACAAAGATTCTTCCATCAGGCAACTTGCTGCTTACTTGGAAAGTGGCGTTAGCCATTATTCGTATCCTTTCGATTTATTTCCATTCATCCATTTGCAATAGGATAGCACACCGCAACGACCGCAAGAGTTCATGTTTGGCAGGAACGTCTCAGTCTTTCGCATTTTATCAAAGCCAGTCAAGATTTCTTCTACTCGCTCTGGTTGTAAATGTTCTAAATCCCACAAGGAGATACTACCAGTACGTGCATCCCAGAAGCCTGCCTTGTCGACAGTGAGACCCTGTTTGGAAAGAGCCCAACCGTAAACTGCCAACTGCAGAGGGTGCTTCTGAGATGACGCACCAGTTTTGATATCGACGAGGACCCTATTCCCGTCGTAATCAGTCAGCACACGGTCAATGGCTAGTTTCACCGTAGTGCTTCCTACAGAAATCTCGTATTGCTTCTCAATAAAATCTTCGTATACTGACCAGCCACGGTCAGGAGCCATGAACTGAGTCCAACGCTCAAACATCCATAGACCTTCGCCATACCACCATGACATATCTTCACGAGAGCGGAACTCCCATGTGTTCATGTCACCGTGTAGTGCTTCGTCTTCTTTAACCTGATTGAACCAGACTTTATTCCACAGTTCATCAATGTTGTTAGTGTCACCAAGTTCACCCTTGTCAAAGAGTTCTGTGGCTTTGTGGACAGCAGAACCACCTGTAAACCATACAGCGTGCTTCTCAGGAACTTCTTTTAGTTTAGTTAAGTAATACTTCCAACCACACTCTAACCAAGTGTTGAAAGAAGAATAGGATATATGTTTAGGTAATTCGCTCATTCCCAAACTGTATCACAGTTGGGACAATCTTCGCAGTCTAAATCGCACTCTTCCCAGCCCAGCCACTGCCCTTGAAGTGAATCGGATTTGCCGAAAATACTTTGAATAAAACGTTGCCACAATGACCGCAATTGATTTCTCCTTCGTGGTTTAACGGAAGATTAATTTCTTGTGTATCGCCGCATGAGCGGCATTCGTAATCGTATGTTGGCATGGTTACCTTCCTATATGCCTGAACCCCAGATTCTAAGAAATGCCCCCCCTACCCCCCCCCAAAAAATTGAGGTGGCAAGGGGGCTGGGTCTGGCTTATGCCGTCACCCCGTCATCTGAAGTTTCTGCCCCACGGTTTCCCGTGAGAAAACTGTACCACATATAAACAAAAAAAGACCCCCCAACCAAAAGTCAACGTGTGTAAATTGACTTTGAGTTGAGGGGTTTTTAGCCTCAGGGGTATATCTCTATACCCCCAAGAACTGAAAGTGTCTCAAATCGCCTTAAAACCCCCTTAAAAGGGGTATTCTAGGACTAGTTTGAGCCGCGTCCAAACTCGGCTGCTGAAGGGTCAAGCCACTTCAATACTGGACCGAGGAAGCCCGTTAGGGCTGCTGTAGCAAGAACCTTAAGGTCGGTCTGACCAGCAAGGTAAAGAGCGACAGCGGAAGCCGCTGAAGCGCGGAACCAAGTAAGTGCTACTTGTTTGAATTGCTCCACTAGATTGCCTTTCGTTTAGGTTTATGGACAGGGCAGCACGTGCATACTGCCACTGGGGTAGAGGGTACCACTTTTTTCTTAGGCTGGGGTTGAAGGGCAGCCAATACCTGATTCACAACTTTAGGCTGGTTTAGCCACCAGAACCAAGGGCTAGTGTCATTAGCGAAATCAGGGCGAATAGAACAATGAAGGTGCTTATTGTGAGGGTTACTACCCACGTACTTTCTGTTACCTTGTTTAGCCTTTTCACGAGACCATATCTTGCCTTGGAAAATGAGATACGAGACACGCTCATCCTCCTTTAGTTTTTCAAATATAACGGCACAGTCGACCCCATTGGCAGGGTCGTGGGTCAAATCAACAGCAAGACCCGTGTTGTGGTCTGAATTCGGACTGGCTTTCTGATGCGCCAACGATGGCAATAATCCGTCGGACAGTTTCTTGCGCTTCGGAAACAATGCTGTCGCTTGACGAAGCACAGCAATAGCAGCAGGACTCGCGACCTTGACTACAGGTTTCATTCATTTCCTCAATACTTCTTTGACTAAATCGGTGAGTAGGTCTACTTTTTCTTCAAGGTTATTCACCTTGTCTTTGAGACTTGACCCGCCATTGGGCTTAAGTTCTGACAGATAATGTTTAGTTAAATGCTTCACTCCCATAGCAAGTGCCGTGACGAGAGTGGTGACGGATACGGCTAATCCAGCCCAATCAGCAGGTGACATGTTATACGGTCCTTAAGGTAACTTCAATGATTCCACCGAAGCCAGAAAACCTTTTATCGGGTGGAGTCAGACGGGTAAATGAAAGTTGTTCAATCGTAACCTGGCGAGCCTCACCAGTTGAGGTGGTAAGGTCTTGCCATTGGAGCACGTCACCATTGGCTTCAGCATTTTCCAATGCACGAAGGCGGTCAAGCGCTCGACCCTCATATCCTGTGACTACATTGAACCTATCGGTTTCAACATCGTAACAGAACACGGGAAACTTCAATACTCGCTGACGTGGTGTAGCGATAGTGGCTTTGACTTGGTATCCCTTGAAAGTAGGACCAAGGGAGGAAGTAGTGCCATCACGGTACAAGGTAAACTTGTAGGCTACAAACTCTTGAGCATTCTCAGGCTGGGTTGTAGACACTTCTTGTGACGGAATAGACGAATCATATGAGATGTGGTCATACTCTGTACCATCTTCTGTCACAGTAGCAACTGTCATAGAGCCATAAGTAAACTGACCTCTACCAATAATGCGGCGGAAGTTCTTAGGTTCTAGAGTGTTGTAGCGAATGTTTCCTGTTTCAATGTATCCGTTAGTCACCAGAGTGCTGGCATCTTCGAGGTAGGTATAACCTAGGTTAGTAGCAAATGCGATACGGTTGGTATTACCAATGAAAGAGCAAGCAGTGGTTTTCTTTCCAGATACTCCAGCATAATAGACATCATTGGCATAAGCAAAGCGTAATGGTTCGATTTCAGAACCAAGGTCAATACGGGTTAGACCAGGTTCTCCATCAACACTTGTAGTTGCCCAAATAAATTTATCGCGAGCAGCAAAAGCATATACAGGTTGGCTAGTTTCTACAATAAGCGGACCATACTTCAAAGAGCCATCTTGGTCTGATACGGCAGCAACACGGATACCTTTGTTGGTTCCGATAATTATGTAGCCGAGATAGTAATGGATTGCGTGGCAGATTTCTCCAGTAGGTAACTCTGCTGCGGTAATAGCCGATGCAAGGCTAGGCATAGCGCCAGAGGTGTTAAGAGTGTACTTCTCAATCGTAGATTGAATACCATTGTAACCAGCAAGGTAGATGGCAGGACCAGAAGATGTGATGCTGCTATAAACGTGTGTAGTAGATGGATTGGTGTAGACTGCAGTAGGCATAGAACTTGCCGTAGGAGCAAACTCATACACTTTGTTGTCAGCCGCCATAACGATACGATTCTTGACGTATTCCATAACTGCATTGGAGACAGTTCCAATTTCATCAAACATAGCAGTATTGGAGGTAGACGAGTTTCCAGTCAAGGCTTTCTTGTATACGGTTTTCTTAGTTGCTGTATTAGTAATCCAGTAAGCATTAACACCATCGTCGCAGATAGCAAATACCTTAGAATCGGTACCAGAGTTATAGTCAATAAAGTGAGTTTCGTTGCCGTTGCTATCAATCTTGTCTACATCATATTCATCGTGTAGCAAAACGCCTTCATAGGTAGACCATTGAATAGCACGTAGGTGTTGTTGGGTAACACCACTAGAGTCAATGTCGCCTGTAGTTTGATGGGTTTGAGTACAGTTCTTAAGAAGAGTTACTTGTCCCTTGGTCCATACATTGACACCCTTAGAGTCATGGAATCTGTAAAGTACAGTTTCTCCAGCAGATGGGTCATAGAACTTGATTCCAGAACCATTATGGAAAGATGATTGGCTTCGCAGCCACCATCCAGTCAGAGATTGTTCTCCTGGCTCACTGCCATTATCAAACTGTTCCTTACGGAACGGTGCTGTCTGGCGGATATAAGGACGGCTATCAGAGATAGCATAGAAGAACGGCAGACCGCCAACGGCTGTATCGTACGATACGGTTGTGTTTTCCCAAACTGCTGAAGATGAAACGATACCTAAGTCAACTGCAATAGACCGCGTAGAGCGACCTTCGGTAATATCACGACCTGCCATTGTTCTCCTTTAGTAAGAATCCAATATCTTCAATAACGTCAATATGGTCATCTACGCTTCTTCTGATTGGGAAGATAAAGTCCACCACTTGTTTTTCCAGTCTGTTCTTCTCTTGCTTTTTCTTTCAAATGTTCCATTGACCAGTACAGCGCATAGTACCCAAAGTCAAGACTAAATCTCTTCATGTGTTTGACCAAGGCACCAGTATGTGCTTTTAGTTGTATGCCAGCCTGTTTCATCTTGCGGAAGAAGATAATATCTTCACCCACGAATTCATCATCTGCACCACTGCCGTGTTGTTCAGCAAAGAACGACTTAGTTGGTAGTTTCTCTCTCATCTTTTCAACCACACTGCGGTGCATCAAGAAGAGTCCAAAACCAGCCAAGTCACAGTCAACTAGTTCCATCTCTGGAAGCGGATGTAGATACTGAATCTTATTCTCACCCAAGTCCATAAACACACAAGGGAACGGACGCATCGTGGTTCCCTCAGGTTCTTTGGAGATAAAGTAGACGCCGCTTACAGCAGGTGCCGTCTCAGCATCCGCTGCGTGCCACAATAGGTACAAAGCGTCTATGGTCAGCACTATGTCTGAATCAACCCAGAGAAGCCAATCAGACATGTTGTTGTCATACCAATGGTCAAGTAACCGTTGACGTTGTCTGCTAATTTGATTACCAGATACGCGTACAGTTTTGTCTATCTTCATGCCATTGGCTGGCGCAGCCAGGGTTACGGCTAGCAACCCTTCGGTAAACTTGCCGTCAGTTGTGCCATTGTCACACCAGCCGATTGCTACAGTTTCATTCTTTTGAATCATTGTCCCCTTGCTTTCTTTACTTGCCTAGTGCTGCGATTTCTTCTGCGGTTAGACCGAGTGCTGCAAGTTTGGCTTCGGCTGCAGCCTTGGCTGCTGCCTTTGCTTCCTCTGCTGCGATGCGTTCTGCTTCTGCTACAGCGAAGGCTGCTGCATCTGCTTCTGCCTGTGCGATTTCTTCAGCAGTAAGTTCCACCTCAGTGGTGACTCCTGTTGAGCAATCTACTACGAGTTTTGTTGGCATTGTTTTCTCCTTATGAGTTTTTGATTCCGTATAAAGTTGCTGTTGTATGTTCAACAAATTTATTTGCTGACCCTACATTCACTGCATATAAAGTTATACTAGTAATTGCAGAAGTGTCAGCCCAAATAGATGAACTTAATGAAAGCATATAAGTAGAAGATGTGTTATTTTCTGTTACACCATCAACAGATAATGATTTATTTTGTGAACCAGTATAATTAGGAATGTAAAATTCAGTATTACCAAATGTATTAGAAGTTGAACTTGCTCCATTCATTAATGCTACTAAACCCGTACTTATAGGACCATCTAGAACAGAATTAACAACATTACCATCGTATCCATAAGTCCAACGATAAGAGTACCCAGAAGCAGATGAATTAAATCTCCATCTGAAATAAGAACGACCCTGACCTGATTCATCCGTTCTTCCCGAAATTCTTATTACTAAATCAGTATAGGTTTGCGGAATAGAGGTAAACTCAATAGTACTTGCGCCGCCACTACCTACTGTTACAGTTGATATCTTTTTATAAGTTGCCATAATATCTCCTTATGCAGCGGCAATGCCGTATAGTGAAAAAGTTGAGCCTGAAGAAATAGTACCAGTATTTAGAACAAAACTTACAGAAGTAATTGCATTAGTGTTACGCCATATACCAACAGTAGCATCTGTTCCATTGCTACTATTATTTGCTCTGCCTAAATAACTTTTATAAGTAGTTGAGTTTGAATAGTTCATAATATGAACTACTTGATTTACTATTCGTGTTGTTTCTAAATATCCATAATAGTTTATCTGCCCATAAGTAGCGTTGCTATATCTAAAAGAACCAGCAGCACTACCATCTCCAGCAAGAATTGTTGAAGAATAATTTGACCCTGAGTCAGAATTAAACCTCAATCCAGTATTTGCTAAAGTTGAAGCAGCAGCATTGATGACTAGAACTAAGTCTGTATATCCACTTCCAATGCTAGAAAAGGTAACACTAGAAGCAGATGTAGTAAGAGTTGTTGTTGCAATCGGTTCATATGTAATTGCCATAGTTATGCCTTAATTCCGTATAGGGCGAAGTGGGAGTATTGTTGAAATGTTGAAGTATTTGGTGCAATTTTTATGCTGGTGATGGCGGAAGTGCTTTGCCATAAACCGCTGTTGAGTTGCAATCCACCCGAACCATTAGCGTCGTAACCCGATAGCATACGCAAGGTCTTATATTTATTGGCATTTGCATAATCTAAAACATCTATAACTCCAGCACCGAATGTGTCGGCGGTTGCCGAAAATCCGTTTGAATAAGCGCCATACATAAAAGCAGCGGATGAACCCGCATTAGCTGTTACCGAACTTCCGTTGCCTTGTATTTCGTGCCAAGCATAATTTGTTCCATTATCGGAATTAAAAGTGGTCTTGAAAACTGCAACGCTACCAAATCGCGTAATAAATCTAACTTGTAAATGCGTGTAAGTAGCAGGAATGGAAGTAAATTCAATGCTAGAACTGCCACCGCTGCCAACAGTTACAGTAGCAATAGACTCAAAATCAGTAGGCAAGAAAGCAGTATTACCTGCAAGCATACTCCCATAGATAGTTCTGCCATTCTTTACAGAGTTAGCAGATAATTTATAGACTCCCATTGTTAGGCAATCTCCACTCCGCTGATGTGGAAGTTAACACCAGTAGTAGAGGCAGAGCCAGTAATGGTTGCTGCTGGGTTAGTGGCTGGGATTACCTGCTTTAAGTCAATGACTGTAGTGTCATAGGCACCAACAGATACTGATGAGGCTGAGGTTGTACCAGCAAAAGCAAGGGTAAAGTTTGCCGTGCTGCCAGTGGTGTTAGTTACTAATACATTTGTGACAACCGTAATGGTTGAGGTATTTGGTTGGGTGTATAGGGTTGCTGATGTAGTGGCTGCTGCTGTGCGAGCCAGTACCTTAGATGTTGTAGCCATTAGTTACTACATACCTTTCTATGATAGGAGGAGTTTTGCTTCTTCTTCTGTAATTCCTAAGCGTTCAAGCAACGCTGCTTTACTTAATGCCGCTTGCTCAACACTTTTTTTTAGAGCCTTAATTTCTTCGCCCCTTGCTAACTGCTCTGCAATTTCTTCAGCAGAATAAACATCATATATGATTTCGCCTGTTTCGCAATTTACAGTAAGTTTTTTGCCTTCAGTTTCTAACATTAGGATACTCCATATAATCTAATTGATGTGCTTGTGGCATTTGTTAAGTTTCCGCTTCCTGCAATTCTTGTAATATCTACTGAAGTAATAGCAGAAGTTGAAGCGTAATTAGTTAAAACCATTGGCAAATTAGTTTCACCTAATCCTTGGTCCATAAACGAAGATGAACCAACACACACTTTAAATCTTGTTGTGCTTGCATAGTCATAAATCCAAAGATAACCTCTGCTTTGTTCATTTACACCAGTACCTTGAAATCCTTGACCAATCAATTTACCAAAACCTGCGCTTGTATTGCTTGCTGCTTGAACCGTACCTGTTGTTCCAATATAAGATATTCCACGACTATAATAAATTGCAGAAGAATCTGCATTAAATCGGACATCATAAGCGGTACTACTATCGGTAGTTGAGCGAAGACCTTCCCAAGTTAACAATAAATGCTTGTAAGTTCCTGGAATTGAAGTAAAATTAATTGCAGAAGATGCACTTGCTTGTTGGTCTTGAATTAAAGTAAAACCGCCAGCAGGTGCAGCCCACTTCAAACCAGTTGCTTCAGCACTGTCGGTTGTCAGGACATAGCCAGCAGTAGAGGCAACGGCTAGAGTGGTAGAGGCATCTGTGCCATTACCTACAACTAGGGTTCCCTTAGCATTGGGAGCCGTAGCATTAGAACGAGCCTTTGTCATTAGTTACCTCCGAGTAATAGTTTGGCTTCGGCTTCGGTGATGCCAAGGCGGTCAAGCAAGGCTTGTCTCTGTGTTGCTTTAGTTGCTTCAGCCTGTGCCTCATCAATTTTAATTTGCTCAATAGTTGCATCTATCT